GGGATCATGTATCCTTAGCTCAGTTGGCAGAGCATCCGGCTGTTAACCGAATTGTCGCAGGTTCGATTCCTGCAGGATACGTTGCCACCATACACAGCGGTGGCAAAGTCATAAGTGAACATTTCTTCCAACCCATATACACAACCTTAGGCAACCGGCGCTGGTGCATTTAGCTTGGTTCGATTCCAGGCGCCGGTATAGAGAGGAGATGACATCATGGCAAAGGTACACCAATGTGGCGAGATCAGATGCCATAAGATCATTCCTTTTGATCAGCGATACTGTGACGTGCATGCCAAGCTGCATGCACATGATGCCTATCACAACGTGTCGCACAAGCAACGGCTCGAGTCATACAAGACATACAACCGTGAGCATCGTGACCAAGTGGCCAATGCTTTTTATCACAGTAAGGAATGGCAGCATGTGCGTGACTACGTGGTCAATCGCGACATGTATGCATCGGGAGTATCAGGCATTACGCTGACTGATCATGATCTGATCGTTGACCACGTTGTGCCAAGACGTCTGTGCAAGGATCCACTGGACACTGACAACCTGTGGTGTCTAAGCAGACGCGAGCATTTAGCTAAAACGAAGATGGAAAAGCACATTGCAGCCAAGCCGAATGGCGACAACGTGCTGAAACACTTAAATCGCCAAAAATGGGCCGTATACATCGATCGACAGCTTACAAGGAAAAAACATCGAGACGGTCATTAGGGCGTTCATAGCCCCCCCACAGGCACTCAGAAGAGAGCAATCCGCACATTAGCCTTCCGTTACAACGACGACAGTTATAAAAGTTCGCATTATGGGGGCTGTTTGGCTTACAAAAAGTAAGGAGATGATACGATGCCACGCAAAATGAAGGTAACTAAGAGCTCAGACAACAAAGCCTATCAAAATCGGCGCACCGAGATGGTCGAGAAGGCGACTGAAGACCTGCAACCGTTGCAGACGTCACCACCAAACTACATGAAAGGCACGATTGCGGGCCGAGCCTGGCAGAGAATCACACCAATTCTGCGCCAAAGCACGATTATCAAGAATGCCGATCGATCAACTGTGGAGGCTCTCTGCTCAGCAATCGCACTGTATCGACTTGGCTTTGATGACGTACAGGAAAACGGCATTCAGACGCCAATCTATAAGAGTGTGCAGAACAATCGTGGTGAAATTATCGATCGTGATTTTGTGGGTTTTAAAAAAAATCCCGCTGTATCTACGATGGACGCCGCGATCAGGCAGATACGCTCGCTGTCGTCTGAGCTTGGCTTGACGCCAACCAGCCGGGCATCCCTGCTCTCTCTCACTGCTGACAACGACGATGATGACGGGCCAAGCCTGGCAGACGTCTTGTCGGGTGGTGATAGCTGGTGATGCGCAAGTGGGATTTGACCAAAAAAGGCCAGACGGTTGAAAAAGCCTATGAAACCGAGAAAAACGCCGGTAACTATAACGAGATTTTTAAAAAGTATCGCGACCCGGCGACCAGATACGCTTTTGCCGTGCTTGAAGGCCGACAGCTGGCCGGCAAAAAGATCAAGCTTGACGCTTTTCGGCATCTGCAGGACCTAAGACGGCAGACGGAAGACCCCGATTTTAACTATCACTACGATTTAAGCAAATGCCGGGCGATCATCAACTACTCAAAACTGGTTCCTGACGTCAATGCCGGCAAGCCATTGCCATTGATGGTGTGGGAGCAAAAAATCCTATGCTCGATTATCGGCTGGCGTGATGATAACGATCAGCTTCGCTATATGCGGGTAATCTATTCCGTTGCCCGGACCAACGGCAAGACCTATCTGGCTACGATTTTGATGTCGTTCTACTTCCTGGTGGAATCAAAAGGCCAGATGAACCACGACTACCTGTATACGGCACCGGTGACGAGCCAATCGCAAAAGGGCTTTCAATACATGCAGTCGTTTTTTACCAAGCTTTCAACGTTGCCGGCTTTTAAAAAACTGTTTAAGCAACAGGAAATCGTCGTGTTGCATGACGTGATCATGTCACGGAAGCTGCACAACCGACTGCTGCGAATGTCATACAAGTCCGGCCAGTTTGACTCGCTCCACTGCCAGTTTGCGGTCGGCGATGAAGTCGGGGATGACCACCATATCGGCTCAATCATCGAGGGTAACGGTAAGATCACGTCTGGTCAGGGGCAAGAGCCTAACCATTGCTTTTTGCAGGTGTCAACGGCCTATCCAGACAGCAATTCGCAGTTCTACAAGGATCAGCAGATGATGGAAGAAGTCATGGAGCGCGACTATGACCGCTCTTTGGACGACAACCTATGCATGGTCTGGGAACAGGACAGTCTGGATGAGACTAATCGGCCTGAAACGTGGGTTAAGTCGAATCCAATTCTGGATTTGAGCCCCGAAAAGCATGATCAGCTGATGAAATCACTGCTCTCTGAGCGCGATACCAAGATGGCGAACGGCTCTCTGCCCGAATTTCAAAACAAGTCGCTGAACATGTGGCTGCAGGTCAAGCAGAACACGTATCTGGACCTTGACGACATCAATCGGGCAGCGGTTGACGATGCGCCAATCGATATTGACGGTCGCGAGTGCTACGTGGGCTTTGACAAGTCCAACTTTAGCGATGACACGTCGATTGCTTTCGTTTTCCCGTATCTGGACAACGATAAGCCACGCTACTACATCAAACAGCACAGCTGGGTGCCACTTGCACGGGCTCAGAACAACATCGTTTTAAAGGAAAAACAGGACGGCATCAACTATCGAGATGCTGAAAAGCATGGTTTCTGCGACATTGCTAAAAACGACTATGGCTATATCGATGATGGTGCGGTTTTCGACTGGTTAATGGCCTATGTGGAGGCGCATAAGCTCAAAGTCAAGTACTTCTGCTACGACAAGTGGGGGCTTTCCAAGATGATCGGTTGGATTGAACAGAAAACCGACTGGAACACCATGCCGGTTAAGAATGTCATTCAAAACCTTAACGAACCAACCGTTGATCTGCGCAGGCAGTTCGACACGGGCACGATCAGATACGACCATGACCCGATTATTACGTACTCGCTAAAAAATGCCGTGCTGTATGGCAACAACAACGGCGTAAAGATTGATAAGGAAAAGGCGACGACCAAGATCGACTTTGTCGACGCGCTGATTGACGCATGGTATACGGCAATGTTCCACTTTGACGATATCAGCCTGGATAAATTCGACGCTAAAAACCCGTTCTCGGGGATGTCAAACGATGATATCAACGACTACTTTACCAACGATTTTTCGTTCTGAAAGGAGGATAACCACATGATTAAGACTATTTTTAAGCTGATTCTGGCAGTTGCAGTTGTAGTGCTGTGGGTTGCAGCACTCTATGCCTTTGTTAAGTTTGGCTTTGCCGTCAACGGAGCGGTAGGCTGGCTGACGCTGTCAGTCGCACTGTATCTGGGGTCACGCGTGATCTCAGCACTGATTGGCGGTGATGATTAGTGTTTAATCCATTTAAAGCGGTGATCAAACGTTCGAGGATGCTTAATTCGAACGGATGGTCACCTTTTTTCTCGGCGTCAAACGGCCAGATCGTGTCGGTTGGACCAGTGAATGCAAGTGCGGCGCTCAACAACTCTGACGTTTTTGCGGTGGTTTATCGTATCAGCTCGGACGTAGCGGCATGCCGATTTGAGGCCCCAATGGTCGACTATAGGCTCAATCATCCGATGGGCACGCTGATCAATGGCTACAACGTGTGGCAGTCAGTGGTCGCTCAAATGGCGCTTAACGGCAATGCCTACATGCTGATACATCGCGAAGGTACGGATGGTGCGATAACTCAGCTTGAGCCTGTGCCAGAAGAACGTGTGACCGTCACGCTTAATGACGACGGCTCTGACGTCTTCTACACGGTCCACTTTGACGACTCCCACCGCTCTGGTGATTATAAGGTGCCGTCGGCAAACATGCTGCACTTCCGGCTGTTTGTCAATGGCCAAAGCGAGTCGCAGTATATGGGTGTCAGTCCACTGATGAGCCTGGCAAAAGAGATTGACGTGCAGGATCAGTCAAACCGACTGGCACTGAGTACGCTCAAACACGCTCTGGCGCCGACCAACATTTTGTCAATTCCACAGGGGACACTTAACGCCGATGCCAAAGCCAATATCCGTGAAGAGTTTGAAAAAGCCAATTCTGGTGAAAATGCCGGTCGAGCAATCGTGCTTGATCAAGGTTTGTCATTAAGCCAGCTGACGGTCAGCCCGGATATTGCCAAACTGCTTGCCAACACCAATTTCAGTCAAGCCCAGATTGCCAAAGCATTTTGTGTGCCGGCTGACTATCTGTCAGGCAAGCAGGACGAGCAGTCAAGCATCGAGCAGGTCCGCAGCCTGTATCAAAACTCGCTGACGCTCTATATCAGACCGATTGAAGACGAGCTCACGAGCAAGCTTGGCGTACCGGTGCACTTGGACGTTTCAACGGCGGTCGACATTGACCACCAGCAGTTGATCAGCAACATCGTCAGCCTAACCAACAGCAAGAATCCCGTCTTGTCGGGTGACGATGCGCGCCAGATCCTGGTAGATCGTGGCGTACTGCCAAAACAGACGTACCAGACGGCTACGCCGGGAAATCAAGATCTAGGAGGTGATACGAGTGCCAACGACAACGGACGTACGGACGCTGACAACGGACCTGACGACACGGAGCAGTGATGACAATGGCATGACTGTGGAAGGATACGCCATGCTGTATGACCAGCCGTCAGTCCCAATGCCGTTTGTCGAGTATATCGATCGTGGAGCACTGGACAACGTTGACTTGTCAAAGGTCCTGTTGCTGTATGGTCATGACCTTAACAGCGTTTTAGCTCGCTCAGACGCAGAGAATCTGCAGTTGCGAGCTGACGATAAGGGATTGTGGTTTCGGGCTACACTCCCTGATACGACACTGGGCCGTGACACGTACACCAACGTGGCTAACGGCAATTTAAAAGGCTGTTCGGTCGGCTTTAAGATCGGCGATGACAAGTGGCTGCAGGGCAATGACGGCCAGGTTATCCACCACATCCGGTCGTTTGACCAATTGATTGAGATCTCAATCACGCCGATCCCGGCATATACCGAGACCAGCGTGGACGTACAGCGCTCACTGGAAGCATTTATGAAGGGAGAGAACGAAGTGGAAATCGACTACGACAAGTTGGCTGACGCGGTAGCTGACAAGCTTGAACAACGCTCTGCCGAAAAAGCAGACGTTGAAACTACCGATGAAGCCGACAAGCAAGATGCGGAAACAACGGAAGAACCCGTTGAAGAACCGCAAGAAGATGAAGAAGAACAATCAGCTGATGATTCTGCTGATTCTGATGACAAGCCTGCAGAAAAGCCTACAAAAAAGGTTGAAAAGCCTGCAAAAAAGGTTGAAAAGCGGTCTGAATCGCATGCAGAAATCGTAACTACAGAAAACGAAGAATTGAAAGAAGGTACTGAAATGCGTGAATTACACGGTGCAAACGAGTCTGTAAAGGACCAATTCGCACACTTTTTAAAGACCGGTGAAGTTACCCGTGGCAACACGACTGGTGGCATTGGCTTGTCTAACGGCCAAGTGCTGATCCCACAAGACATTCTGCCAGCTGAACACGAACAACACCAATTCCCACGTCTGGGCAATCTGGTACGGCAAATCGCAGTTAAGCACACGACCGGTAAGCTGCCTGTCTTCCAGCCAGGCTCTGGCAAGCTGGCTCTGCACACGGAACTGCAATCCACTGCCAACAGTACGTCGCCAGAAATCAAGGAAATCCTGTGGAATCTGAAGACATACACGGGTCGCTACGTATTTACGCGTGAACTGATGGACGACTCTGACTACAACTGGGAAGCTGAACTACAAGCTCGGCTGATCGAACTGCGCGACAACACGGAAGATGATCTGATCGTAACTCAACTGACCAACGGCATCACAGCTGTTAAGCCAACCAACCTGATTGACGACCTGAAGCTGATTTTGGATTCCAAGCTGAAGCCATACGACAGCAACGCGGCATCGATTGTGCTGAGTCAATCCGCCTTTGCTCAACTGGATCAGATGAAGGACTCTGAAGGCCGGCCACTGGTACAGCCTAACGTAACGCTGGGCACTGGCAATGCTATTTTAGGCAAGACGGTTACGGTCGTAGACGACACGCTGTTCCCTAGCGCAAAACAAGGCGACGTCAACATCGTGGTTGCACCACTGCAAAAAGCGGTCATCAAGTTCAAGTCCAACGAAATCACCGGTCAATTCCTGGATACCAGCGACATCTGGTACAAGGCTCTGGGCATCTATCTGCGTGAAGACGTTGTCCAAGCCAACAAGGATGTCATCAACTGGGTATCCAGCACGACTCCCGGCGAGTAAGCGTGTGGAGGTGATCAGCAATGATTGATACGCAGTCAATGCTTGATGAGCTTTGCTTGGACGCAACTGATGAGACGACACAACTGATCACCGACCTGTTAAGCCAGTCTGAGAGCATTATCCGCGACTCAGTCGACAAGACCAAGCCAATCGCCAGCTATGAGCAGGATCCGATCTTTACCAGAGCTGCTAAAACGCTGTGTACTCAGCTGTACTACGACCGTACGCTGACCGGTGGGATTTCGATTGGCTTGCAGATGATGATCAATCACTTAAAAGGTGAGGTGGGAGCAGATGGCTACAAGCCGAACAGTACCGTATAGCTATCAGCCGTATCAGATGCGGTATACTGCTGATTTTGGCAGTTTTAGCATGGCAGAAAACGGCATGGGCATCCCGATGCCAACGTTTGTCAGCCAGTTTAAGCTGCATTATGCTCGCGTCAGCCAGACGATCAGTCAAAAGTATGAGGCACTCGGCACGGACTTTGAAAACACTCAGATTCTGGCCGTGCGTCATGACAAACGGCTGACCGATAAGCTGGCTGTCCGGATCAATGGCAAAGTATACAGCATCGTGGATTTGTCAGTGCGTGATGACACCTATCTGTCATACGATCTGATCACCATCAAGCGCTATAAAGCGGGTGGTCAAGATGGCTGACGACATTGAGATGGACCAGTTCCTTGAACAGTGGCTTGAACAGGTTAAGTCGATCTCGGTTGACTTAACGCCGAAAGACCAGGCTGAAATCACCAAAGCTGGTGCAAAGGTGATGGCTGAACGGCTGACCGAAGTCACCAATGCCAAGCACCGCTCTCGCCACAACGACAAGGTGTACGGCCACGCCGCCGACCATATCTCGTACATGGGCAGAGATGTGGACGGTGATGCCAATGGTGCATCCACAGTGGGGTGGGACAACCACTATCACGCCATGAACATGATGCGCCTTAATGACGGCTATAAGGGGCATCCCGGCGACCATTTTGTGACGAACCTGCAGCAGGACAAGGCGACCAGTGAGGCCGTCTTAAGAGCTGAAAGCGACAAGTACCAAGAGCTGATCAATGACAAGAAAGGGGATGACGACTGATGTTGGCGACGAAACGGGCTAAAGAGCTGATCCAGACTGGAAAATTTAAGAACGTTGACGCTGTCTACATTGGCGTTATCCCACAGTCAGAGATCACGCGTACCGACCGGACGATCATACTGATCACGGACGTGCGCACCGATTTGGCACTTAATGGCAACCTGGATTTCCACGCTCTCGATAAAGAGGTAGAGGTCCAGATTTTTTATGCGCTGAATGCCGATGATCCTGATGATTTTGAAACGTCACTGATGCATCTGTTCGTGCACAATGGCTGGACGATGCTCGACAATCACGGCCATACGGTTGACCCCAAGACTTATCAGGTTACACAAACCTACTACTTTGACTACTACGAAATCGAAAAATAGGAGGGCAAAATATGCTACTTCACGGTATTACAACCGCGTGGGTTTTCTTGAAATCTGCCGACGGTAAAAATTTATTGATTAAAGACAGTGGGCTGTCTGACAACGGTCTGCTGGAACTGGGCCATGACGTGCTCGGTGTGGCATCTGCCGAAATCAAGGGCCTTGACGGCTCAAAACTGGAAAGCATCTCAGGCAATAACACGGTCCAGTACAAGTATGCTGATCCGTTGAATCCGACCGTTGCTCTGACGATTAACAGCCTTAAGATGGCTACTTATGCCAAATTGATTGGTCTGGAAAAACAGGGCGCTGGTTGGCAGATGGCTGACAACAAGCCGGTGGGTGGCTGTGTCATCAAGGCACCGCATATGACCGACAACGGTTTCACCTACTTCTGCTTCCCAAGCGGCAACTTTTTAGGTGGTGACAAGAAGCTTGATTCCGATACCGACTCCAAGAAGACGCCAGTAACGGACTCACTGAGCTTTGCCGCAATCGACGACCCTAACATCAACGATCTGTATCGAATCTACGACACCACCGACACCGACTTTACAGACGAAGACGCGATGTTTAAGGAAATCCTGCCAGACTACAACAAGACGGCTACGTCTGGTTCATAATCCTAACAGGTCAAAGATCGCCTACGAAAGCGAACAGTACTCTCTGAGGGCGGTCGACAGAGGAGAGATAGAATGAAACTTTACATTAAGCTTTTTAATCGTAAGTTTGACGTTTCAACGTCTAACGGCAACGTTCGGCGCGTCTATGAGATGCAGTTAAAAATCGCTAAAACTCAAGCCGAAAAAGACATTTTAAAGCGAGCACAAGACGAGCTGGAATTGGTCCAAGAGCTACCAAAGTTTCTTGGCATCATGCTCAAGCTTAACAAGCAGCAGTTTAACCAGCTTGACAACATGGATTTTGAAGCAACTCAAGACGCAGTCGGTTACATCTGCCAACGCATTTTAGGTCGCACTGATGAACAGATTGCCGAAGAGGAAAAAGAAGACCCAAAAAAGTAAACTGGAAAGCTCGCGCGTGGCATCTGCAAAATGCGATTGAAGACTTAGATAACAACGAGCGGGAAATGATGATCCAATTGCACTGGACGATCGATCAGTACGAAAGTGCCGACTACTATCGTCTAGGCGAGATTATGTCAGCTAAGGCACGTGATGAACGTGCGATCGATCCACTGCAGTTTGTAAAAGGAAGGAGAGCGGATAATGGCTAAGATCAGCAACGTTATGGCGACTAAGGTCGCATTGGATTTAGTGGACGCATCGAAGTCAGTCCGCAATCTGACGGCAGAGGTTAACGCATCAACCAAAGCCTGGCAGGCACAGGAAGCCAGCCTTAGGTCTGCCGGCGACTATGCCGGTGCAGCTAAGGCACGGCTTGACGGTCTGGGCAGTGCAATCGATGCGCAAAAAGAAAAAATCTCTGCTTTGCAAGAAAAACAAGAGTCGATGAACAATATCAGCCAGGAAACGGCTGAGAAGTTTCTAAAGCTCAAGGAGCGCATCGATGAGCTTAAGTCTGAGCAAGCCAGTCTTGACGATGTTACCGGTCGGAACAAGGACAAGTACGAGTCACTTGGCGCTGAGATCAGTCGGTTGGAAAGTCAGCAGAGCGAGCTCAACGTAGGCACGGTCAAACAGGCCGAAACCTATCTGCACTATGGTGCACAAGTCGACCAGGCTAAGGCTAAGCTGGCAAGCATGGAAGCTCAGCAACAGCGAGCCGAACAACAGCTTGAACTGCAGAACAGCGGCGTGCTGAAGCTTAATGCGTCTATGCGGGCACAATCAGCGCTGTTTATGGCGCATACCGAGCGTCTACAGGCAGAAGGCCGGCAGTACCAAGCAATGGGCGCACAGGTTGATGGTCTGGAAAACAAGATCAGTCAACTGAGAGAAATCCAACAGCGTGAGATGCAAATGCTTGAATCTACACGCCAGCGGATGGGTGAAAACTCGCAAGAGTATCTCAAACAGGCAACTCGTGTGGAAGAGCTTGGCACTCAGATTGCGCAGACGCGGTCTAAGATCAACGAGCTTAATCAAGCCATGAAGGCTACACCGCATACGTGGCTTGACGGCATGAGTGCTCGTTTGGACGGTCTGCAGGGTAAAGCCGACCGAGTAAGCCATTCGTTTGGTAGTATGTTCCTGGCCAACACGGCGGCTAATGTGTTTTCTGGTGCACTGGCAACTATTCAGGCTCACTTCACAGAGCTGATTGCCAGTGGGCAAGAGTATGACGTTACTCAAGAAAAAATGCTTGCTACGTGGGATACGCTAACCGGTTCAGCCGACCAGGCAAAAGGCATGGTCAACACGGTCAATGATTTGTCAGTCAAAACTGGTCAAGCCGTTGACACTGTAGACGAGCTGGAGCAGGGTTTCTACCACTTGCACTCTTCCAAGAGCCAAGCGGATGGGCTGACCAGCTCCATGCTTAACATGGCTGACGCGGTCGGGCTTAACAGCCAACAGATCAATGACGTATCGCAGGATATGGTCCACGCTATGGCAACCGGCAAGGTTACACAAGGTGAGCTTAACCAGATCGGTGCCTACTTCCCGATGATCGATGAAGCGCTGGCTAAGCATTACAACACCAGTGTTGCCGGGATGCGCCAGATCGCGCACGCCGGTAAGCTTGACGCCGATACGTTCCAACAGGTCTTTGAGCAGTTAGGTAACGGCAAGTATAAAGAAGCCGCCGACAACATGATGGGCACTTTCTTCGGCATGGAGCGGACGATCAAGTCTCGTATGCCAGCCCTTGTTGGCGACATCGAACAGCCGTTCATGCAGATGAGCAATCCGTTGCTTGAGTCTGTATCCAAGTGGGTATCAGATAAGCGTACTGACGCACTGTTCACTCAGTTCGGTCAGCATTTGATGCAGGCGTTTAACCAGATCACAACCGCTTTTGGTGGTAAAAAGATCAACGTCAGTGATGCACTGACTGGCGGAATGGAAGCTGCTACTCGTGCCGTTGACCGGTTTGCTAATGTTGTGTCGTCACACCACACGCAGATCAAAGAATTCTTTGAATCGTTTAAAACCGGTTCGGCTGCAAGTCTTAAGATCTTTGCCAACGTCATGCTTGACCTTTCAAAGGTAATGCTGCCAGTTCTGGATGAATTGGCTAAATACCCAAAGACAACTGCAGCAGTCATTACTTCCCTTTTGTTAGCAAGTAAGGCGGTTAAAGGCTTGTCTGTGGCGGTCAAGGGACTGCAGATTATGCGGACGGTCGGCTCAACGATTGGCAGTTTTGCGACTAAGATCAAAAACATCCCGAGTCGCAAAATTACTCGCATTCAGGTTGACGGTGCCAAGTCCACGCGGGATTTGAAAGCCTACAGCCGGCGTTTGGACCGTATTCCAAAATCCAAGACGACTAAGGCAATCGTCAACACGACATCAGCCGAAACCAGTCTGACACGGCTGGGAACTAAAGCGACTGCATCTGGCAAGCTCGGTTTGAAGGGGCTCAGCTTGATCGGGCGTGGCGCCAAGATTGCATCAGCCGGGCTTGACTTGGTCGGTGGTCCAGCTGGTGCAATCATGCTTGCCGTACAGGGCTTGACAATCCTGTATCAGCATAATAAAAAGTTCCGCACGTTTGTCAATGGTTTGGCAAGCTCGGCCAAGTCGGCAATGGGCAAATTTGGCAAGGCTTTTGAGTCTGGTGCCAAGTCGGCAATCTCGTGGACGAGTAACATGTGGGACCGCGTCAAAAAGAGCTATCAGCAGGGCCAAGCTCAGACTCAGCAGCAGACTCTGCAGCATGCACGTCAGCAGCAACAAGCATGGAATGGCATCAAAGATACGACTGCATCGATCGCCAAAGACATGTTTGACAAGCTTAACGTCTTACACGGCAATGGTTTAGGCAACATGTTAAACGGGTGGAAAGACCACTTTAGTAAAGTAATCAGTGCGATCACTTCCAACGGCAGTCCGATCCATGACGCTTTTAAAGGCCTTTTAAACGGCTTGCTTAGCCCGTTTGCTAACTTAATCAACGGTATCATCAAAGGTATCAACTGGGTCTTGGATAAGGTCGGCGGTGACAGCCATAAGCTTGGTACTTTCACCATTGACAAGCTTGCTAATGGTACGCCAGGCGGCGGATTGCTCCATGACCAGGTGGCGCTGCTTAACGATGGCTCTGGCCCTAACTTCCAGGAAATGGTTCACTTCCCGTCCGGCGAAACGGTTATGCTCCCACCAGAGCGCAATCTGATGATGTACCTTCCGGCACAGACAGAAGTGCTTGATGGTGAGCGGTCAGCCAAGCTGGCACCGCTCATGGGTATCAGTCACTATGCTGATGGTGCTGTAGGTGACTTCTTCTCATCTTTGTGGGATAAAGGCAAGGACGTTGTCGACTTTGCCGAAGACATCCTTAAAAAGCCGATTGGCTTTATGGAATCGGTCTTTAAGCACTTTGTTTCAGGCAAGTCTGACAATGGCGGGTTCTTCAGCGTTCAGCTGCATACCAGTCTGCCAGTGTTCTTTGCCAAGTCAATGGCTGATTGGGTTAAAAAGCAGTTTCAGGAAATGGCTGATCCTGCCGGTTCTGGTGTTGACAGATGGCGGCCATACGTTGTCAGAGCTTTGGACATGCTGCATTTGAGCTCATCGCTTGTCGGCAGAGTTTTAAAGCAAATCCAAACTGAGTCTGGTGGTAACCCAAAGGCACTCGGTGGTGATGACGGTTTGAGCGATGGCCGTGCTATGGGGCTGATGCAGGTTAAACCACCTACTTTTGCAGCCTATAAACTACCCGGACACAACAACATCTGGAATGGTTTTGACAACCTGCTAGCCGGCCTTAACTACGCACGGCATCGCTATGGCGACAGCCTGTCATTCTTGGGGCAAGGGCATGGTTATGCCAACGGCGGCATTGCTACTCAACCGTCAATTTTTGGCGAGGCTGGCGCTGAAATGGCAATTCCGCTGGACAGTATGAAGTCATCCCGTGCGTGGGAGCTGATGCGACAGGTCGTCGCCTACTACGGTGGCAATAATGCCACTCAGACAACCACGCTCGATACGCGGAATTTGTCGCAACAGATTCAGGAACTGATCGAAGTCGGCAAGGCTGTTTTGGCAGTCAATGGTGAACAGGTCCGTGCCATCAAAGGCATCAAGGGATATGACAAAGTAACCGCCTACAAGCAGCAGCGAATCGACCAAACGCTTGCCAACTATCAGGCTTTCTAACGACGTGAAGCCTATAACTGGTCGGCGAAATGTTTTTCATTGCGTCTGAGAGGGGATGATAAAATGCAGCGACCACATATGTGGATCAAACTGCCAAATCAAGATGAGATTGATTGTGAGACGATAACCAAAGGGCTTAAGTTTTTGCAAGATGATTCCGATTTGTCAATTACTAACACATATCTGGACTCTGCCGGAATTGAAGGCTCAGTCTTAGAGCGCCAGACTTACTCCAAGACAGCCGTTAATGCCAACTTTTGGTTGCACTTTGGCAGTTGGTATGACTACAAACTCGCTAAGCACGACATCGCACGTGTTTTTGGTCAAAAAGGATTGATGCGAATCCGTACTGACGCTGAGCCGGATATCGTTAAGTATGTATATGCAACGTCATATACGATCAAGCCAATTGGCGACTTTTATCATGACGCTCTTTTTACAATCGCATTTGACAATCCGAGTGGTCTTAAGTACTCACTGTATCGTAGCGATGAACTTGTCAACCACGAAAACGATGGTAAGCAGTTCGGCATGAATCTGCCTAAACAGCCGCTTAACTATCGCTGGTCGTCAAACTCCATTGAGTGCTATAACCCGTCCGATATCGCAGTTGATCCGTACTTCGGTCGGCGAGATATCCGGACTACGATCCATTTTGCTGGTAACTCACTTAAGTTGGAGAACAAAACAACTGGCTCAGTCTGGACTTATAAGCAATCAGCAGGTACAGGCGATACGATCGTGATTGATGGCATCAACACCTATCGCAATGGCGAGCTTGATAACAGCCACACTGACTATGGCTATCTGAGCCTGGCACCTGGTAACAACTTAATCCAGGCCACAGGCACATCAAGCGTGGATGTCACGATCAGTTTTCCGTTTATCTATCTCGAGTAGGAGGGATGTACTTTGAGCGTTGTAAAAATCGCAAAAATACAGGGCAATCTGCACGTTCCTAACTCTAGTGACACGATAGCTATGCTGACAAGTGTCTTACCAGATACCATGCAAATCACGTGGAAGAAAAACAGCGAGTATCAGATGCAGTTTGAGGCTTACAACAACGGTTCTGACGCTTACTCAATGCTGTCACCTGGAAACATGGTCGAAAAAAACGGCCAGTGGTATGTAATCAAACATCCTACGGCAGGTTGGTCAGGGAATCTGGAGACTACGTCGGTTGTGGCTACACATATCAGCTCGGAGATCAATCGAATCCGTATCTATGGTGATGATGCTCCGACAGATTTTGACAGCTATGATCATGCTGGCAAAAGCCAGTCAGTCACAAGTGTGTCTAATGGCAATGGTGAGACTGCTGTTAGCGTGTCCGTCAATGACATAATGCAGTGGGGCTTTGGCGATCAAAAAGACCGATGGGGGATCACCTATCAAATAATTGGTAGCTTTGATAACCACATGGTTGTGAACCCTTATGCATCTGGGTCTGGTAAGGATATCATCAGCAGGATTCTGTCATCATGGACCGATGCAGTTTTTTGGCCGGACAATCTCAATTTGCGGATTTACTCACACGACGAGTTTTTCAAGGATCGTGGGCACCGGTTGGACTATCTGCATGATACCGACACGATAACGCTTGAGTATGACACAACCGATATGGTCAATGCGGCTAGACTGGTTGGAGCTACACAAGAGAGCGGTGACGGTACAGGAATCAGTGAATCTGAAACTACTACACAGGGTACTGGCAGAGCATCAGAAGTAATAGCTGACGCTAAGAAGTATCTCGGTGTCCCATATGTATATGGTGGCGCAGGCGGTGCACGAGGCGGTAATCCTTACTCTGGCATGGACTGCTCAAGCTTTGTCAGCCAAGTCTACAAAGATTTTGGAATCAATATTCCTGCTTACACTGTATCGATGGAATCATATGGTTATGAAATCAGCCGTGACCAAGTGCAGACTGGCGACATGGGCTTTTACGGCTCAAAAGGTGCTAGTCATCATGTCTGTATGGCTCTGGACAACAACACAATGATTTATGAGCCACAGCCTGGCGAGGTGTGCAAGACGGAGCCGATCAGCTACTACCCGCCGACATGGTGGGAGCGTAATGACGACATGGCAAAAATCGTTGGTGGATCATCGCAGACAGTTGACAATGCTGAAATCACTAATAGTGACAGCCAAAATACTTATTATTTTGCGCCATTTTACTTTGTTGATGAAGAAAGTAAAAATCGTTGGGGCCTATATGAAGGCGACGACATCACCAGTGATACGATAACCGACAAAGAGCAGATGAAAGCTTACGCTGAGACGCAATTTAAGCCTAATCCTGATGTCAGTCTCGAACTGACGGCTATCGATTGGCAAGCGATTCCGGGTGATCTGGTAAGAATTGAGATTAAACCAGCCAACTATGTTACTCAGACTGGTGTCGTAGGTATCGTAAGCTATCCAGATAGTGCTACCAGCAAGGCCACTATCACGCTCAGTAGCAATTTGCAGACCATTCTTGACTATCAGCGTGGTCAGCAAGCGGAGCTTAAATCTTATCGTGACAGCACTAGGAATATGATCATCAACGCGCAGTTTAATAGTCAGGCACAGACAACGTGGAACGAAACGGAGGTGAAGGCATTTGACAGCAGCAAACGTGGTTGACGTATCGGAGTGGCAGCCGACCAGTATCGACTGGGCCAACCTGAAAGCTAACGGCGTCAAAGCAGTAGTCGTGCGTATCGGTCATGGCGTGACACGTGATGATCACGCAGCAGACCATATTACCAACGCGACTAAAGCCGGGCTGATTGTTCATGTCTATCACTACTACGAAGGCGTGGACGGCGAACTGCAGTATTCGGTCAACAACGCCAAGAGCCTAAATATCCAGCCTAACGTGTACTACTTCCTGGACATGGAAGGTACGATTGCCGGCTCATGGCCGAGCATTTTTGAGTCGTTCCGCAAACAATGGGCTGGTTATGGCTGGAATACCGGTCTGTACTGCTCATTAAGCAACTACGCTAAGTTTGACAACGCAACACTCGTCAAGCAGGGAGTGTACCGTTGGATCGCGGCGTGGGGCAGTAACCAGCCAAGCAACGCCGACATGTGGCAATACGACAGTAAGACTGGTCTGGGTAGCTACACAAGCGCACTGGACAAGGACGTTGATATTGCCGGCAAGCTGATCAAAGAGCCGGACAGCGCGGTTGTTGAGCCGACCGACCCAAACGGCAACTACACGATCAAGCCTGGCGCTTTTGTCGGGTTTGACCATAGCACCACTGAACTACAAGGTGGCGAGATGCTGGTCGCCAGTCCAGATGGTCAGAACAAAATACCTAAACTGGCACCTACGGGTGCTTTTTTGTTTAACAACGCTGACGGCGACAACATGTGGGCACTGATCAAGCCTAAGGTCGGCACGATTAAAGGTGAGAAAGGCGATGCTGGAGCTGACGGCAAGTCGGCGTATGAAGTTGCCGTAGCCAATGGCTACAGTGGCACACAGGCACAATGGCTTGCGTCGCTGAAAGGTGCAGATGGTGCACCTGGCAAAGACGGTAAAGATGGTCAGACTTGGCAACCATATATAGCCGATGATGGATACTGGCACATCAAAATGATTAGCGACACAGCTACGCAGTCGATTGTTGGCGTATTAACCAGCGGTGATGCAAACATCTTAACGGTCAATGATTCTTATCAAGTAAGTGGAACAATCAGCAATGTGCCTACTACTGAAGGCTTGCTGACTGTACGTACGAGCGGAACGGAAGTATGGCAGACGTATATCGACAGTGCAACTGCCGACTGCTACACCCGTACCCGTCACAATGGCACGTGGTCTAAGTGGCGCTGGACAACACAATGGCCTAACAGCTAGGAGGTGGGCAGGTGGCAACAACAGAAGATATTGATTTAGGCGTACTAGCACGTGGTCCGCAGGGGCCTAAGGGTGATCAAGGTATACAAGGACCGAAAGGCGATCAAGGTCCTCAAGGGCCTCAAGGACCACAGGGACCACAAGGGCCGGCTGCCACAGTGTTTCAAGGCACGATTACTGATACGTCAACCGACTTTAACAATCTGACATCTGAGGGCCACTACGACGTGCAGATTTCGCCTAGCTATCAAGGCAAGAACGGGCCTAATCAAAGCAACTGGGGTCTGCTTGATGTCAAAGTAGCCGGCCGTATGGTTGTGCAGACATACTACGGTGATATTTATGACAATGTTTACGTGCGCAACCGTTATGGTGATTCGACATGGACCGCTTGGCGCAATGTAACGTTCTGGCCACACAGTTAAAGGAGGTAAGATGTTGGCAGATACGACAACAACAACGACCGATATTAATCTGGGAGTCCTTGCTAAAGGCCCCAAAGGTGATACTGGTGCTACTGGTCCTCAGGGGCCACAAGGGCCAAAGGGTGATACCGGTGCTACTGGCCCGCAAGGCGATCGCGGCCCACAAGGTATTCAAGGTCCACAAGGTAAGTCATTTAGCATTAAGAAGACCTATGCAACCGTAGCACTGCTTAACGCTAACGGGCCAAACGATTTGAGCGAAGGCGACTTTGCGATTATCGACTCAACCGTCAATGACGCAGACAACGCCAAGCTGTTTGTATGGACCGGTGGTAAGGCGTCATTGGTCACTGATATGTCTGGTGCCCAAGGTATTCAAGGGCCACAGGGACCACAAGGTGTACAAGGTGCACAGGGACCACAAGGGATTCAAGGTGATCAAGGCACTAAGGGTGATACCGGTCTAAGCGGTCTAAGCTATAAGCCGTATATATCCGATGATGGGTACTGGCACATGACTGTTGAGAACCCCAATGGCACGATTACAGACCCATTTGCGATTACGGCAGTTACTTCAGGCACGTGTAACGGACTAACAACGTCTGGATACTATGGCATTAATTCAACGAGTGTTAATGGCAAGCCAAATAGTGAGACTGGCTTGCTCAAAGTCATTAATGCCGGCGGAATTATCACTCAGACCATGCACACAGTATCCGACAACCTGTATATCCGCAACAAGCACAATGGCGCCTGGACCGCTTGGCGCAACGTAACGTTCTGGCCACACAGTTAAGGGAGGTGATCTTAGATGGATTTAATTGGCTATACGACAAGCAGTATCGTTGCTGTATACCAAAAGATTGCCTACCTGTATCAGCTAGAAATAGAAGTTAATGATGACTATGAGCTTATTGTTCCAGTGCTGACCGTAGAAGAGTGTAATGAAACTGCGCTTAATCGCAATGTCAGACTATGGATGTTTCGAGCGTTAAAGAAAATGGCTGCTGATATTAACGACTTGGTTACGCTATACAACAATCAGCAGCTAATTGACTGGGATGCTGATGGTGAGCCACTGACGCCACCATATAGTGTGGTCATGCCAACATCGTTAGCTTTCAGCGAGGCCAAGACCGTTTTAGATGATGACTTTAAACGAGCGCTTGAGCTGCTAGGACAGCTCGAACGCTATGCAAATGATATGAAAGGAGACTGATTATGGCAGCGATTAATACGCGAGTTGTCTTGGACCTGGTCCGGGACGCGCAATCGAATGCAAGCTCGATTGTCGATTTAACGCCATATTTTCAAGGGCGCGTTGGCGACAGTCAAGCACCAATGCCACTAGCACTGAAAATGGACGGTCGGCCACAGGATATGACCGGCTACGGCTTTCAAATTGAAGCAACTGATAGCGCAGGAAAATCCTTTGTGCTTTCCAACTGTGCTAAAGAAGTTGCGCAGTCTGACGACTTAAAACGTGGATTTTTTACAGTGATCTGGGCAGCAGAAATGTTCCAGAATCCCGGTATCATGACAGGTGCCTTTGTGATAACCAATCCAGACACCAACGAAAGAATTTCCACGTTGGACTTTAATTTGAATGTCTTAGGGCAAACAGTTAGCTTCAACACGCTATATGACAGCTACAGCAACCGGCTTGAAGACGTCATCAACGACTTAAAGTCAAAAGCAGATGAGATGATCAAGGGCACATCCATTGCAACCTTGACAGCACAGCTTAAGTCTGCTCAGTCGGCTTTGGAAACTGCAACGAGTTTGATCAACACGAAGGGTATCCCAACAACAGTTGATATGCAGAATTATGTGAATGGTTATATGGTAGCTCAGAATACCGGCGACGATCTCAACACTTTGACCACGCCTGGTATGAGCTACTATGTAACGACGACTTCTGCTGGCAATTTGCCAAATGGGAAACTGGGATTGCTTAGCATTCACGGTAATGCATCACACTTGCTGCAGGTTTTCACCGACGCTGATCAGAACGCTTTTGTGCGGGGATATGAAAACAATGCCTGGTCTAAGTGGCGTCAAGTAACATTCTGGCCAAAGGAGGCATAAAGATGGCAATCAATTTAATTAAAAACGGACAAGAGGACTGGCTTACGACTCTTAACGAAAACTCTGCATTACTTAACAAACTGCCTGTTGATGGTGCTGTATCAACCAACAGCGGCATCACCTTTAAAAATGGGGCCAGCGCTCAAAACTTTAAGTGCTGGTACGTGCAGTTTAACGGATTTAAGCTCGTCAACATGGCGTTTGACCAGCTTGATTGCCCGGTTGCATGCAACAGCAAACCAATTTTAACGGTGACAACCAACTTGGCTCCGTCTCATCCGGTTATTGTTGCATGTAATGCCGATTCCACGCTCAACAACTACATCTCAACCGATTTTATTTGGTGGACCAACGCAAATGTTGAGCAGAAAGATCAAGTTGTCTCGATGACGTATATCCATGTCGACTAACAGAAAGGAAGTAAAACATGGCGGACGAAAATGTAAAGCAAGTGCTCGTCTACACGTACGACACGACCGACCGTCTGCATGCCTTTACCGGCACGATCAGCGTCGCTGAAGGCACTGCGCTAAAGGACGGTCAGACGGACGTAGCACCTACCGACAACAACCGGTTTTTTAACGGTACCAAGTGGGTTGGCGGCGACCAGCTCGTCACGGCCTATCACTATGACACTAACGGCTACTGGGACGGCTCAGTGCTGATCCCAGACGGTGCACCACTGGAAGCCGACGAAACAACGGTCGTACCATATGACGCTAATGGTGCGGGAATGCATAAGCCAAAGTGGGATGCTACGCAAGGCAAGTGGATTGAGACGCTAACGCAAGAAGAAATCGACGCGCTCAACAAGCCGGCAACGCCAGAACCGGACGCGCAAGACCAGCTCAACAAGCAGTTGATGGTCCGCATTGCCGGTCTGCAAACGAGCGTAGCCACGCAGGCTAAGCTTAATGCCAACTTGATGAAAGACTTAACCGAAATCAAGAAGAAAATGGCTACTGACACCACTACGACGAATGCTTAGGAGGAGATAACATGGCTAACGATTTTATGTTTGGCATCTACAAGAGCTACTACGAGATGAAGCTGTTTACTAAGGACGACCTGGACCTTTTCGTTGAAGTCGGCGACCTGAGCGCTGACCAAGAAAACCAAATCTTAGGCGTATCTACGTCAGCAAGTACCAGCGAACCCGCAAGCACGGATACAGTCAAGCCTAGCTAACTTAAAATAAGTCGCCGAAGAAAGCTAACAGTACCACGTGGGGCGGCTGGATAGGGGAAATTTGAATGCCATATCATATCGTTTTACTGCAACAGATCAAGCACCTGCCAGACAATGCGTTGATCATCGGTTTAATCCTGTGCGTGATTGCGGACGTGATCACGGGGTATACACGCGCAGCATTTGTACGCAAGACCAACTCAACAAAGGGACTGTTTGGTCTCATCAAGCACACGCTTGTTTTGATTTTAGTTATCGCGGCCTACCCATTTTTGTGCAGTCTGGGTTTCGATTGGCTGGCACAGACGATCGTATGGGGCTTTGTCCTTAACTACCTAACTTCAATCACGGAAAACTGGGGCGAGATGGGGCTGTGGTTACCACCACAGATCAAAACAATTCTGGTCAAACTCCAGTCAGACTATGACGCAACGGACTACAACGCCATTACCGGCGCTAAGCAGAAGGGAGATAAGTAAAATGGCTAATCTCGTCATGGACGTATCCGGGTATCAGCCAGATACTGTTAGCTTTTTTCAAGCAGCTAAAAATGCAGGTGTTAAAGCCGTCATCGTTAAGCTGACGCAAGGCTCAGCAGATGGCGACGCGTACGTCAATCCTAAGGCACAAGCCCAGATCAACAACGCGCGGTCAGTAGGGTTGCTCGTGCACGGCTATCACTACGCGCGCTTTAACGGTAATCAGGACGCACGCAACGAGGCTAAATGGTTTACCGACCACGCTAAAAAGTTTGGCTTGGGTCCGGAGTCAGTTTTGGCACTGGACATTGAAGACAAAGCTAATGCCAAGTATGCAACCAGTGATGCCAACGCCTTTTTGCAAGCGGTCAAGGACGCTGGTTATCCTAAGGTCGACATCTACTCAATGGCGTCTTGGTTCTGGCAGGGCCGGCTTAATGCTGCTCAACTGATCGCAAAAAACAAGTGGGTTGCCAACTATGGTGTTAGTCAGCCTGGCGTTGACAACGTGGGCACGTGGCAATGGACCGACAACTATAAGATTGCCGGTACCGGCGTTGATATGTCGTACGACTTTAGCGGATTTTACACTAACGCGGACACCACTAGCGATGAGCCAAAGGCAGTTACGCCAACGCCTAAGCCTGTTAACAAGCAGATCACGTGGACGGACAACTTAGGCGCAGTCTGGCACGCCGAAGACGGCAAATTTGTCAGCAACACGGCTCTACATCTGCGTTGGGGTGCTCTGCCAAGCGCATCCACGATTGCGGTCCTGCCAGCTGGCAGTGTTATCAAGTACGATGCCTGGTCGCGGGGCAACGAGTTCGTCTACGTGCGTCAACCACGTGGCAACGGCTATGGCTATGTAGCTGTCCGCAACGCCAAGACTGGCGAGGCGTACGGAAAGTTTGAATAATATCTACAATTGAATATAAGCCCTACACATGGCACCAAACTATATCAACAAAAAAGGAAGTGAAAGTCCTCTTCTTTTTTAACACCGCCGTGTGTAGGGCTTTTTTTATTTTGCTTGAAAAGGCTTGCTTTTTGGTGGCAATCGTCATAGTATAAAGGCATAGCCAACGGAGACGTTGGTCGTGGTCTTTGAACCACGTGGATTAAAATATTAAAAACGATGTCTTAAACGTTAGACATGGCCTTGATGTAATCAAGGCGGCGGTTGCCTTAATTGGTAGCCGCCTTTTTCTTTTTGCTTTCTTTTTGACAATGCGTACAAACGTTGATATATAGGCGTTTTCACCCGTTCGATTCTTTTTGTTTTCCTTTTAAAAACTATTGCATTATATAACGGGGCGTTATATAATATATATGTAATCAAGGGAAGGAATGAAGGAGGAACCTAAAATGATGAAGGAAATTATGACGAACGCTTGGAAGATTGCTAAGAACGCCGCTAAGAAGTTTGGCGGTAAGGCAATCGAATACATCGCCGGCGCACTTAAGATGGCCTGGAAGATGACTAAGGGCCTGTCCGAAAAGACGATCAAAGCTCTTGAAGACAAAGGTTTCAGCCGTTGGACAAAGTACGGCAAGGATCGTCTGTACTTTAACTTGGTCAAGGCAGGCCTGATGGAAGTCAGCTACTACAAGAGCGGCTACATCAGCTACTCCAAGTTTCAAGGAGAAGAAATCTCCCACAGCTTTGCAGGCGAATTGCTTGGCGTCAAGGTCTGGGTTGACGTTCAGACCGGCGAACTGCAAAGTAAGGCCTACGACGACTACTGCGAAAAAATTGTAGTTGATTTAGCAAAAAAAGCCTTGCAATCTATCTAACGGGGCGTTATAATAAAAGCATAGAAAGGGGATAGGAAATGACAAGCGAAGCACAAATGAAAGCCAGCCGGAAGTGGGAACAACAAAACCCACACCGAACGGCTTACACGAAACTAAGGCGGACAGCCTTCAGCTTTGTCAACCCGAAACCGGGCAGCAAGGCTGAAGAGCATATCAACGCCAACCACGCGGACTACGTGGAAGATTTAAAGGAACTCAAACAGGCAATAGATGAAAAAATTGGAGGCTTTTAAAATGGAACTGACATACAACGGAATCAAGCTGATCTTAGACCAAGACGCCTACATCACAGGCACGCACGAAGAGCCATACTTTGAGGCTCAGGCTCATGACGAGCAGGGCAACGAGTACATGGTTACCTGGTATCCTAAGGACTGGGACACATCACAGGTTGACGCAAGCGATGCTTGCGACTGGGATAACCCAGATGATGTAATTAAACTGTAAGGAGGTAATCAAAATGAACTACAAGGAATTTCAGCTTAATGACGTGAAACTCATGGAGCTTTTGCTCGAACATAAAAGTTCGATTAATACAAAGTTCCACAGTGACATGATCGAAGACGTCGACTGGGTAATGTCAGACGTATTCGATGATGATAATGAGAAAGCAGAACAGGAAATCGCCAAAATTGGCGTATATGACGTCATGGGTTTCTTGCAGATTTACCACAAGGACCCGGACTATGAAAGGGTCATGGAGTGGGACCTGGAAGATCCAGGAAGCGATTGGCACGACTACCAAACCTGCCGGGCAATCAATTTGATGAAGATGTCAGAAATGGCAGATGATCCCGACAAGATCTGGGCGGCACTTGAAAAACGGCTACAAGCCGTTAAGGAAAACTGCGAAAGTGGGAAGTATGACTATTACAAAGCCTAAAAAAATAAGCAGCTCCTATTCGGGGTTGCTTTTTCATTATACTGATATATACTTAAATTGTTATCCCCACGTATGTGGGTGTGATCCCAATATTGATATTAGGGATATTGCTTTATAGCAAGTTTTCCCCACATGTGTGGGGCTGCGGTCGTCATATGACGGCCGTTTTTTAGTACAACAAAAGTACAACACTGTTGTACTTTATAGGTTTTTATAATTTCTCATTTAGCGTTAAAATAAGGGTTTGAGATTATAGTTATCTTTAAAATTCTCTATTAATGTTGATGAAGAACATTGATAACGCGTGTAAAGTATTGATATACCAACGTTTTAAAAACCGCTGTACAACATACGTACAACGGTTTTATAGTTTGTCTAATTTCGATTCAATCAAATTGTCAGATTTACGTTTGTATTCATCAATAAAATAAGCATAGACGTTACTAGTGATCGACATGTTAGCATGGCCCAGCCGTTTACTAATTGCGTAGAGATCCACACCTTGACTAAGCAGATAGGCAACGTGGCTATGACGTAATGAGTGGAAATGGAATCCTTTTTTATTTATCCCGGCAACGCTCAAATAATGTTTTAATGCATTGTTGACTTTTTCATTAAAATAGGGAGCTGTTACAATTTTAAAAATTCTGCCAGTGTGGTTATTGTCGAGCTGCTTTAATTCGTTTAGCAACGTTGGGTTAGCACGAATCGTACGAATTGAATGTGGGGTCTTAGTCGGAAGAAAACCTTGATGGTTGTGATAGTCCCACGTTTTATTGATCCTGATTGTTTTATTTTTAAAATTGATGTCATCCCACGTTAAACCAAGAATTTCGCCAAAACGAGCGCCGGTATAAATTGCTACCAGAATCATATAGGCAGGGATATTGTCTGGTGAAAGGTCATCAGACACTGCTTTTGCTAGTCGTTTTAACTCATCAATGGACAGATATTCAACGTGGCGAGTTAAGCTGCTATTGTAGCTGCTTTTTATGCCATAAGTAAAATCCTTAGTAATGATCCCATCAGCTAAAGCAGATTTAACACACGATTTAATCTGAGTATGCAGACGTTTAACAGTCCCTTTGGCGTGATTTTTTCCGAAGTCATTAATGAATTGCTGATAAGAACTGCGATTTATTGATTTTAACTTGATTTGTTCAAAATACAATTTAACTATTTTAATGTTCGCTGCGTACTGATTCTTAGAATTTTCAGCCAGGTGTGGCTCTCTGTATGTTTTGTACCACTGCTCAAAGTAGTCCGCAAACACCGGATCAGCAGATACATCCACACCTTTGCCCAGTTCGGACTCCAACTCCGTTGCGTAAAGTTTAGCCTGAGCTTTGGTAGCAAACCCAGCTTTGGATTTTTGATGCAGTTTTCCGTCAGCATCACGCCAGGAAACCCGTGCCTGCCATTTTCCGTTACGTTTCATAAAATTTGCCATAATGCACACTCCCTTGTGGTATAATGGCTACGTAATTAACTTCTCCCCACTCGCTTTGCGCGGGTGGGATTTTTATTTTTAATCATTTACATAAGCGTCATTATTATTAAATGTAATTTAAGCTATTTCTTGATTAACTGAATACCTTCAAGATCGGAATTTAAGACTTCACCACGATGTAACGTTTGGGTGGTTTGAGTCACTTGTCCAAGATCACTATCTGATTCTGTTCCTAAAATTTCATTGATACCTTCATTGCTTGTTAGGTTGCCTGATCCAGAAGTAGCTTTAATAGTGTAACGCCCTGGCTTAATGTCTTTTCCTACGACCCATTGTCCAGCTTTGAGCTCCGTTTGATATGCGCGTTTAGTAACAGGAGTAAAATCAGTAGACTCAATACCATCAATTTCTACTTTTGCTCCCTTTTTAAGGTTCATAGTATAGGAATCAACCTGACCTGAGTCATCGTCAGTAGTATCTCCTAAGATGATATTCAAATCGTTACTTCCAGTAACATTTCCAGATCCGTTTTGAGCCGTAATAGTATAACGACCGGGCTTGATATCGGTTCCTACTTTATAGGTCCCAGCCCCTAATGTTGTTTGAGTCGCTTTAGCGTAAGTGGTTTGAGTTAAAGTGGTACTAGCCCCTAAGAGCGAAAGGCCACATACTATGGCAAAACTAGTTAATTTTTTCATATTCTTCCTCCTAAAGTGCAACAATTAATTGTTGTTTTTTCGATTGGTAATAAAATGCCAAATAAAGAACATTACCCCAATAATCAAAATGAGCCATGCCCATACTTGAAGATCTTTGTAGATTCCAACATTAAAAGCGCCAAGCATCCATGCAATGATGGCAATTACTAAACCAGCAATATCACCCCCCATTTTTGGACTCTTACGAGTTGCTAAATAAACAATTCCGATAACAATATATAGAATGGCAACAAAGACTCCAGCAGAGCCACTGTGCGAATTGCTGTTATCAAGAGCATTGCCGACACCGGCAAGCATGGATTGAAAGAAAATAATAACGCCTAATACAATTATTATGATTCCAGAAACTAATTTTGTGGTTTTCATGATTTCCTCCTAATAGCTTTTAACGTCAATCACGTTTGGACGTATATGTATCAGACCAAGCTGTGATATAATCAGCTTGATCCTTATTTTCCCCCTAGCGGTGCTATCTACCCGATGCCACTAGGGGATTTTTTATAGATTTGTTGTTACTCGGACGGCTTTACCAAGTATCCTGACCGGGTTATTGTTGCTAGCAATGATTGGCTCATACTCCCGGTTGTCTGGTATTAGAACGATCGCTTCACCCGCTCGTTTTATCCGTTTGAGTGTGGCCTCGTTGTCATCAGTAAACAACACTGCCGCTATCTCACCATCTTCCACACGTGGTTGAACACGGATTAAAACCAACGACCCATCTTTAATGGTTGGTTCCATCGATTGACCTTTGGCCCTGAGATAAAATAATTTACCAGACGGCAAGTGGTTGGCCGGCTCCACGATGTACTCGGCGACGTTTTCCTGCGCTAGGATCGGGTCCCCACAGGCAATAGTGCCTAGTAGCGGAATCTTAATCGTGTAGGTAATCGGCTCTAAATCATGTGATACAGGGCCATAACGCGGATCAATATCAGATTTATTGACTCCAAAATAATCTGCCAGCTTTTGAACGGCACCTGCGTTAGGTGTAGACCTTTTGGCAAAGTAGCCAGACAGTGTCGATACTGGAATACCTGTTTCATCAGATATTTGCTGTTGCGTTCGGCCATGTGCCAATCTTTTAAGGTTGGTGGATATGTCTTCGCGCACCTTGATGTCTAGAGGAGAAAGCTTATTACGTGGCATTTTTATCACCTCCTTTTCGTTGCTTCCTATATTATAACGGATAAGCTTGGATAAAGAAACGACTTTTTTAGATAAAAAGACGGAAAAACACGTTGACAAAACGAGTTTACTCGTATAAGATATAGTCATCAAAACAAAGGAGGGATGATTAAATGAAACTAACATTAACAGCCGCACGGGTTAACAATGGTTACACCATGAAGGAGGCGGCGGCCGTGATCGGTGTGCATTGGCAAACTCTTTCAGCTTGGGAGCGTGATTCGTCACGCTTAACATTTAAAGAGGCGGACAAGCTTTCGAAGCTATACCACGTTGATAAAGATGATCTTTTTTTTGGACCTAAAAACGAGTTTATTCGTAAAGCTAGGCAATCAGGTTAAGTCGTACGAAATCATCGCTGGCCAAGAAAGCCAGCTGGAAGATTAGGAGGAACGAGTATGGAAAACCAAGTAAAAATTATCAAGCAGGTAAACGATCAGGAAGTTATGGATAGCCGGGACGTTGCGAAGATGATCGGAAAATTTCATAAGAATCTTATTCGCGATATTCGCCGGTATATCAACGATTTAACAACCGGCTCAAAATTGAGCCCGTTAGATTTCTTTATTGAATCGACATATGAAGATGCAAAAGGTGAAACCCGAGAATGCTACCTGCTAACGAAACAAGGTTGCGAGTTCGTGGCCAACAAGTTGACCGGTAAGAAGGGGACGATCTTCACAGCAACCTACGTTGGACTGTTTAACCAATACCAAGCCGAACACAACGGCAAGATGATCGGCGCCGACAAGAATCTCACTCGTGAGAACTTAGAATTCAAGCTCAAGTGGTTAGCAGAAATGCGGAAACAAAACATTAATAAGGACCACCAGCTTCGCAACGAAGACGCCAAAATCTGGCTGGAATTAGCGAATGTTGCTGACAATTACGGCGAACGTCGAATGGCAACAGAAATGCGCAATGAAGCGATTAACACAATGACCTCCTTACCAGTTGGTGGTCAGCGGGAATATACCGCAAGCGAGATTGCTAATAAGTTAGGTGTTTCTGCAATTCAGATTGGCAAGTGGGGTAACAAGCTGGGGATCAAACGGGATCAACACTTAAGCTATCGGACCCCAGAAGGAGCTTGGCGATACTTTCCTGAAGCTCTCAAGGTTTTCCAAGATAATGCGTTGGAGATCCAAGACGACGATCTTGGACTGTAGGAGGGTATAGCGATGGAAATCACATTGACTGAGCAGGACCTGCTTAGTTTGGCCAAACAGGTTGCGCCACTGATATCTCCGGCTAAGCCTGATCAAGATTGGGTGAAGCTCGAAGAAATTCGAGCAGACCTGTTCGCCGGCAAAGCTAAAAGTTGGATCCGGCTATACATTTTCGATCAGTTCCCTGAGGTTCAGATCGAAAACGGCAATCCTAAGGCTTGGGTCGTCGGCGCTCACGGGAAAGGCAAGATCACTAAGATCTACCTGCCATATGCGAGAGCGTGGATGCACAAGCACCACGATGATATCGATTGGACGGCAAAGGAGGTGAGGTAAATGGATTTGTTTGCACCAGTTGTTGGTGGATTGATTCTGCTGGCAATGGTAGTTGACCACATGATGCTTAGCCGGCGGATTGATCGGCTGGAAGAGGAGGTGAAACGATGGGAACTTTTAAAGCATTAACTTGGTCGGTTTTGAGTGGTGGTTTTGTTCGTCTGTGGATGACCAACCATTTCATCAAAGCGAACTGGTTTGCAGTCATTTGGATTGTGCTGTTTGCAACGCAAATGACGATCGATTTATGCAACAAAAAAGGCACTACCCGCCAGTAGTGCCAATGAAAATTAACTTAACAAGGTGATTATAACATGAAAGATGAATATTTTAACAGGCTATCAGCAGCAGATCAAATGTTGCTTAATGCTCACTTGGATTTGAACCGAGCACTAATCAACTTGCCAGAAGTTGACATTTTTGACGAGCTAGAGTCGGTTGAGTATGAAGCAATGATTGCAGTCCTGCGAATCAAGGAAGTTAAGACACAGTTAGGAGCTGAACGTAGTGAAAACTAACGAGATCATCGAAAACATCACCAGCGTAGAAGAAGCATACCGCAAAGGTGATGTTGACAAGCAGGTGTTTGAAGACACGATCGAATCTCTGCAGTGTGAACTTAACGATAAGCTCGATGCTATCGCATATTTGATTGATGAAAATGATAAAGATTTGGCTGTACTGAATCATGAAAAGGAGAAGTATGACCAAATCAAATCGGATATCGTAACTGCAGAAAATAAGAAAAAGAGCCTTAAACGTCTGCTCGGCTACCTGGTATTTAACTCAGGCAAAAAGAAAATCCGTACTGACAATCATATCTTTGGAAAGAGAAGCTCTGAAAGCGTTGAATTCTCTGACAAGGCATTGATACCAGATGACTATTACAAGGTTACGGTAAAACGAGAAGTAAGCAAGTCGCTCATCAAAGATGCAATTAAAAAACAAAATAAAAAAGTGCCTGGCGCTTACATTGCTACTAACTATACCGGGACAGTGAAATGAGGTGATTAAATGACATTTAAGCTGCGGCCGTATCAGTCTGAAACGATCGCAAACATCTTAGATAGCATGCGTCAAGGCAACAAGCGCATTATTGTTCAGCAACCACCACGTACTGGCAAGACGGTCATCATGGCTGATATTGCCAGACGGACAACTGACAAGGGCAACCGCGTCATGTTCCTGATCCACCGCAAGGAGGTCCTAGATCAGGCCATTGCTACCTTTAAGGCCAATGGTGTTGACATGAACCTGGCGACAATGGGAATGGTTCAAACGCTGACCAGACGAGTTAAAACACTCCCCAAACCGCAGCTCATCTTTATCGATGAGGCTCACCATGCTATTGCCAAGTCTTATCAGCGGATTCTTAAGGCGTTCCCGAATGCCTATGTTCTGCTGTTCACCGCTACGCCGGTTCGAACCGGTCATGACCAGCTGGACAAAATAACCGACGCAATCATTCCTGGCAAGTCAATCAAATGGTTGACAGATCATGGATACTTAGCACCTTTCCACTATTTCTCGATGCCAAATATCGACACTGCCAAACTTAAAAAGTCGTCCACTGGCGACTACACCAACGAATCGATGGACGAGGCTATCGACAAGGCGGTGTACGGAGATGTCATTGAGCAGTACAACGAACATGCTAAAGGCATGCAGGCGGTCTGCTACAGCTATTCGATCAGCAGCGCCAAGCTGATTGCCGAACGTTTCAATGAAGCCGGTATCAGTGCAGTTGAAGTTGATGGCGAAACACCAGCGGAAGAACGGGATGAGCTGGTCCGACAGTTTCGCGACCAGAAAATCAAGATCCTGGTCAATGTCAACCTGTTTACCGAAGGCGTTGATTTGCCAAACGTTGACTGCGTGATCATGGTCCGACCAACACAGTCACTGGCGCTGTATCTGCAGTTTGCCATGCGGTGCTTAAATCCGCGCGAAGGCAAAAAGGCAATCATCATTGACCACGTGGAAAACTGGAAACGATTCGGCACACCAAGTGCTGATCGTGACTGGGAACAGGCAATCGTGACGAGCAAAAAGCGCAAGAAAGCTGATCCCACACCGCCTACTGTCCAGTGCAATCAATGCATGATGGTCTGGGAGCTGAAAGACCTCATCAACGGTTGCTGTCCTGAGTGTGGATTCAAGATCACAAAGGACCGCAAACCCGTCGAAGTAGTCAAAACCGATCTGGTCGAAATTGACCAGGAAACTGAAAACGCACGCTATGAAGCAGACCACCGCGTGGCGATGGCAAAGCAGATTATCGGCAACCGTTTAATGCAGGCAGTCGCCGATAAGACGGTCGGCCAACTGTCCAGCGTTGAAGAACTTAAAGCTTATGGCAAACTGCATGGCTTTAAGCCCGGCTGGGCGTGGTACCAAGCCAAAAATCGCGGTTGGGCCTAACGAAAGGAGCAAACAATGGACTTAATTCTGCCAGAAGACAAGCCGGTGCAACCGCACCCGGAACCCCACAACTTTTTTATCTGGGGCGCAACGATGTCCGGCAAGTCGTATTTTTCAAGTTTTTTTCCGCATCCGTTGTCACTCAACACTGACGGCAACGCTGATCAAGGGACGACACCAGCTGTCCAGATCCGCAACGTACGCGGAACTGACGGCCGACTCGAAGTATCAGCAATCGAAATGCTTGATTCGGTCGTAACACAACTTCAGTCAGGGCAGACAACGTTTCAGACAGTCATTGTGGACGTTATTGACGACATCTGCGTAATGATTGAAGACGCAATCTGCCTCAGCAACGGAGTGCAGGCGTTAAGCGATATCCCGTACGGCAAGGGATACGCGCTGTTTAACACGATTCTGCAACGGTTTGTCATCAATCTTAAGGCACTGCCAATGAACGTCATCTACGTCAGCCGAGAGATTTTGATCACCAATGAAAGCACCGGCAGTACGCAGGCTAAACCATCGTTGAAAACAAAGTACTACAACATCGTCAACGGCAACTGTGACCTGGTTATCCACACGCAGAAGTTCGGCACCGAAACGTACACGCGTGAAGTGACCGACCGGCGGGCCGCGTACAAGCCAGAAAACATTACCAACGAACGAGTTCGGCAGCTTTTAGAGTCTTGCCGCAACATGTTTCCAGTCAACGAAAAGTAAGAAAGAGGTATAAACAATGGATTTAAGTAAATTAGCAGCATCAACTCTGAGCAACTTTGACGCCAAGAAGGACAACGTTAACGGCCAGGCCAAACTGCCGGCCGGCACGTACAACACGATTCTGGAACAAGCAGAACACCGCTTTTACGACTCCGGCTACGACTGCCTGCTGTTCACATTGACGGTCATCGATGGCAAGTACGTTGGGCGCAAAGAGTTCGTCCGGGCATCGCTTGCTACAAAGAAGAAGGACGGAACCGACATGCCAGACTTTGTCGTATCGAAGAACATCAAGCTGATCGCCAAGTTAGCTGCACAAGTCGGTCTGGCAATCACGCCAGACATGTTTGCCGGCAACGAAACTGACTGCTACGAAAAGATCTCGCAGGCACTGTATCCGTACAAGGGCAAGCCACTGACGATGATCATCTCTGAGTCGCCTAACAAAAAGGATCCAAGCAATCCATACCGCAACTACGACTTCGGCCCAGCAAAGCAGACCATGCAGATGCCTACGCCGGAACAATTCAACGCCGCTATGCCTACGGGAACGCCACAGCAACCAACTCAGCCAATGCAAACCGGAACGCAACCACAGCAAGGGCAACCACTGCCGCAAGCACCACAAGGTTTTCAATGGAACCAAAATCTTAAGTCATCCGATGACCTGCCATTCGACTAATTTTAAGTGAGCGTCAGTGAACGTAAAACATCGCGCGGGTGGGATGCCCGTTAGGGAGTGTATACCATGATCAACCTAGTCAACTTTGCCGTTCAGTACGCTGACAAAGGGTTCAGCGTGATACCAGTGGTCAACAAGCAGCCACTGATCAAGTTTGCCGACCGTAAACCACTGACCACCAGTGAGATTAAAAACTTCTGGCTGACGCATCCCTATGCCGGGATTGCACTAAAGACCGATAAGTTTTTCGTTGTCGATGTTGACCGTCACGCTGATGGCGATGACGGCACGGTATCAATCAAAGGACTTGGACATGCCGAATGGTTTAACACATTGTGCCAACGCACGGCACACGGTGGTTATCAGTTTTTCTTCGCCAAGCCAAAAGAGCGAATCACGCAAAACATCGGCTTTCTGCCAGGTGTTGACATCAAGGCTCACAAAAACAACTACGTCGTGGTTGCGCCAACTGAGATTGACGGTATTCGCTATCAATGGCTTAATCGCAAGCCGATGGCTAAGCCTGACGAAGGCTTGATCAAGCTGATCGAAGAAAAGGCTCAGCCGGTTAAGTCAGACATCAACCTGGCAAACTATGAGCCGTCTGGAAAGACTCAGACGTCAAAGCTGTTTGAGCAGATCGTAACTGGGCTTGGTGAGACTGGCGGACGCAACAACGCTTTGGCATCGTTTGCCGGCGCCTTACTGTTTCGCAACGTTGAACCAAAAATCGTCCTGGAGCTGGCAAGGATTGCCAACGAAAATACGGAACACAGCCTATCGGACAACGAGGTTGTTAAAACAGTTAACTCAATGATCAACAAAGAAATTAGGAGAAGAGGTGATAATCAGTGAGTGGAAAAGTTATTGGCTTTGACGAAAAAGCCGCTGAAAAACTTAAAGAAATGCAGGAACAGCCAACTGGTCCTAAGCCAGGTACGTTAGCAGCACTGCCTTTCAGCCGGACTAAAGACAAAGAGCCTAAGATCAAAACCAACAGTCTGATGAACATCGAATTGATTCTGGACAACGATTCTGAGCTTAAGGATATGTTTAAGTTTAACGAGTTCACCAGTGAAATCGAAGTCGTCAAAGATAACCCTAAGCTGCATATTGCAAAAGGTCAGCTACTAGACCGCTACGTTGATGAGATCGCGTCATACATCGAACGAGCAGTTGACTATGACCACGTGCTTTTTAACAACGACCGGATTCGCAGTGCAATCAGCGTGATTGCGTCTAAGCACGCCTTTAACCCGGTCAAAGATTATTTTGACGCAGCCGAAAAAGCGTGGGACGGGGATGACCGTCTGCACAACGTATTCAGCGATTATCTCGGCGTTGAGAAGACGCCGGCAACGGATCTGATTGCTGACATCTGGTTTCGCGGTGCCGTTGCTAAAGCCTACAATCCAATGGTCAAGTTCGACTTTGTACTTGATCTGGTAGGTGGGCAAGGCGCTGGTAAGACCACGTTCTTACAGAAAATTGCCCCACTGGGCTACTACACGGATCAGTTCTTATCGTTTACCGACAAGGACGACTTCGCAGTCATGCGCCGGTCACTGATCGTCAACGATGATGAGCTGACCGCCACGAGCAACAGCAGTTTTGAAGAACTTAAAAAGTTCGTCACGCTGCAGATGTTCGAGTACCGGAAACCATACGGCCATACTGCCGAGCGGTTCCCGAAGAACTTTGTCATGGCACGGACGACCAACGAGCTGTACTACCTGAAAGACAAGACCGGCGAGCGCCGGTTCCTGCCGATTCACGTATCAAAGGCAGCGCAAAAGTTTCATCCCGTCACCGACCTGACGGCAGAGTATGTGCAACAGCTCTGGGGCCAGGTGGTCAGCGACTATCGCAAAAACCGGTCGTTCTATCTACCAGAAGAAGCAGAAGCAGTTCTTAACGAGCAGCGCGAAAACTTCATGTACACGGATGAAGTTGAAGATCAGATCGAAATGATGCTTGACAGTACGTTTAAAGATAGAACGTTCGTTACAGCATCAGAAATCGCACTGCAGATGGGCGTTAGCGATTTGACTACCAACCGGAAACTGGCTAACCAGATTGCCAACGTTATGATCAATCGTTTTGGCTGGCGCAAAGGTCGCGGATACCTGCCAGATGGTCGGCGGATGCGTGGCTACGTTAAGTAATGGGACACTACGGGACACTATGGGACACTATTTTTTTCAATGTGTCCCACGACTAAAGCCTAGAGCCACAAGGGATTCAGCTATTTATGGGACACTAGGACACTAATATTTATATAAAAAAATAATATTTAGTATAGATATATATATAGCTATATAGAAGAGAGTTTATTTTTTTGGTCCAAAATAGTGTCCCACTGTCCCGTAAACATGTTTACCTACTAGAGCGACAAGGGATTTACTATGGGACACATCGGTGATTTTTGCTGTCCAGTTAGTGTCCCACAGTGTCCAGAAAGGAAATTATGACCAGTGAGCATTTAATTCAAGACCGCATCCGCCTGGCACTTTCACGGAGCCAGTGCACGGTATTTCGCGTCAATGTCGGACGCGTAAAAATGGCAGACGGCCGATATTTTACAACCGGCGTGCCTGAAGGCCATCCCGATTTATATGGATGGCGATGGTCGGATAATCAGATTTTTTACATCGAAGTCAAAAACGAGCGTGGACGACCACGCAAGGATCAGATACGTTTTCATAAATTTTTACAGAGCCACAACGTCATTCACGGCATAGCGCGCTCGCCGGAAGACGCAGTCAAGATCGTTAAGGAAGGATTGGTAGGCTATGGATTTGGCAAGTGAGTTGGAAGATGAAAGAGATGAGCTGAAACTTCGGCTCGACAAGCTGACGTTATTTTTGGACGAGCAGCGTAAAGAACAAACCGTCAGCAATCGGCAGCTGGTGCTGTTAAACCGCCAATGGCTGCTCATGTGTGGGTATCTGAGCATCCTGGACTGGCGGATCAATGATTTGGAGGAGCAATGAAAATCCTATATGACTTGATCATTGCTTTGTGGGCCATAGCTCTTGTAGTTTTGCTTTTTATGATATCGATTTTAATCAGCTCGGCTTTTCATATTGGCATATTAGCAGCAGTGCTGATAGTGGGTTTGTTTTTAAAGATTTTAAAGATTTTTTAGGGGAGAACTTATGACTAAGTACTATGACATCTACACGCAGATACCTGGCATCAAGCCATGTCCACAAGTGTGGATAGTTGAAGGCAAATATCCTGATAGCCTGGCAAGTTTTAATAGCGGATTGATGAAGGTAGAAAACATTGTAAGAACAACGGCTAAAAAGTTATCCAACACTAACGTACTTGTTTGCAAGCAAGAATATTTTGTCTGCATAGTCGAATCACGATATGGGAGTGATGACGAATGAAACATTTTTTAAACATTGCTATTGTAATTAGCTTTTTCGGCTTAGTTGCAGCTGCTATCTGGGTGGTCTGGGATCAGCGAGAAGTCGCTTATAATGCTTTGATGACAGCTTTGGTCGTATTTGCAGCTGTATTGGTGTGCGAAGAAGTATGGATTGTTTTAAAGGAGCTGTGACAAACAATGAAAAAGCAAGAATGTAGTTGGTGTACCCCAGATACAGATATTTTGGAGATTAGCGTTGAAGACAAAACCTGTTTTACCCGTATCACTAATCATGACCACAAATACTATCTTGAGCTGTCGCCCGAGTTTGGCTATGACGATGAACACGATGAAGAGCAAATTTCGTATTGCCCATTTTGTGGACGGAAACTGTAAGAGGAGGACGAAGCATGAACCAAAAACGAATCAACGAGTTTAGCAGGAAACTCAAAGCACTTGATAACCATCTAGGTTTTAAAGTTTTAGAAAATACTGAGGCAAATTTGAACGGCAGTTTTATTAGCCTTAGCGAAAAAGGGAATGTTTTGATCACCTATGGCAACGATACTGTATTTGAATTGACCACTGTTGATGAGACCCCAGCAATTGATCTAGACTCTATCTACGTCGATAAAGACAATTCAGCCTTGTTTGGCGATTTGATTAAGTTATGTGGCGAGTATTTAGATGCATTTTTTGACGGTGATAATCATGATTAAAACAAAGCTCTTTTCCGAAAACTTTGGCGAGCCGCATATCGACGAACAGATCAACAAGTGGATTGCAAAGCATCCCGACATCATCGTTGTGGATGTCAAATTCAATTCAAACGTGATTGACGACGTCGACAACTCCTACGTGTCCTACGCGTTTCACGACGCATTAGTCATCTATCGGGAGTATGAAAATGTGTGAATTCTGTGAGCATCATAAACCACTGCTGACGTACCACTACGACAGTATCTATACCGAGATCAGGCTCATCAACAAGACGCAGCTTGACGCCATGACGACCGTCACTGATCAGCGTGGCGCAACTACGAGCGTTGGTCAGTCTAACCGAATCAGCTACTGTCCAATGTGTGGACGGCAACTAAACTGATTTATAAATAGTAATTAGCTATTTAAACCGTTTTAAATCAATCAAGGAGCAATCTTATGAACGTACTGGAAGTATTTATCATCTTAGGTTCAATCGTCGGCAGTGTGCTGTTTTCTGGCGGTATGCTGTGGATGATCTTTATCAACTGGACGACCGGCTTTACTGCGCTGGGTATCGGCTCAGCAGTCATCGTCATCACGATGCTGGTGGCACTGATCTACTACATGTGGGAGGTGTATCACGAATGATAGTAAAAAACATTAATGGTTGGTGGAATGGCACGGCGAAAAAGCCAACAGATGATCGAACGATGCCAGATATTCCACAGCATAACAAGTGTATTTTCTGCGATGGTAATGAGGGACACTACACTGGTATCACTGAAACAATGCATATTAAGCTCAAAGATAATTTACTTGTTGCGATTGGTGGAAGAGATTCAGATACATGGCAGATTAAGTATTGCCCAATGTGTGGGAGGAAATTGAACGATGGCAAAGCGTAGAAAGCACAAACGTCGCGACACTCGCCGAAAACGAAACAAGAAGAAGGTGCAGAAAAATGACCAACCATTGCACGCCGAGATTTTTCAAAGCGTTAAGCAATCTCGAGCATAACTATCCGCAGGCTTTCCACAATCCAAGCGTGAGACTCGAAGACGTTGTGCCACCGCTTGACCCAGACTATCGAATCATCAAGGACTTTCGCGATGTGATCCGCGAGAACGATTGGAAGAAGTACCACAGCGATCATAGCCTGCAGGCCGAGATCGCATCGTGTCTGCATCGATACATGGGTGTCTATGAGATTGCCGAGTATCTCGATATAGATGCCAGACTGGTTGGTAACGTCATCCGCGATACGCCTGAGCTTAAAAAGATCAGCGCAAAAAATCGGCGCGACTTTTCACGCGTGACAATCTTTGACCGTCAAACCAGCAAGTATGTAACCGTGCCGTCGATGTACACAGCGGCGCGTCGAGTCGGCATCAGTACGGCAAGCATCAAATTCTATGTTAACGACCGGCACTGCTCATACTGGATTCACAATCGATACAAAGTTAAGCGAAAGGTGTGGTTTGATGAGGACAATGGCATGTGATCTGCCAGTTGATTTTGATCGCGAGGCAACGGCCCGTAACGTCAGACGTTTTTTTCAGCATCGTCTGGACTACTATCTCTCAAGCTGTGGAAGCAATCGCACCGACTTAAAGTCACCAACACTTAGCCTGGCAGGCGGTGGCGGAACGCTTGGCAATCATACAGAAGACAAGATCATCAACGGCATGATTGCTGGTGTGGTCTGCCAGTGCATTGCAACCGCAATCCAAAACTGCTCACACCGTGCCAAACAGCCAAGCTATGAGATCCTGGTCGGCTGCTACCTGGACGAGCTTAAAGACTGGGAAGTCAGCAGTCAGTGTGGGTTTGGCAAGACACGGTTTCAGGAAGTCAAGAAAGAGGCGCTCTGCGAGTTTGCTGAACGGTTTCTGTACTGGCAGACACGAGCTGGGTTAGGCGATGATGCCATTGATCTTATTTCAAAAAGCGACCCAAGAGCGACCCGCGAGCGACCCAACCATGCCGTATAGTAGTAGCATGGATGATTTGGTTAAGTATGACACTCCTTTAGATAAATAACCATGTTCTTAAAGTCAGTCAATCGGCTGGCTTTTTTTGCATCCATTGCCGTGTCTGGTCACTAAATGACATTGAATAAATAGAGAAGAGATAAAAATGCCGAGTTATAAACTTTTACATGGTGACTGTATGAAACTGATGGGGGGGATAGAAGACCGCTCTGTTGACCTGATTCTGGCCGATTTGCCGTATGGCACGACCGCCAACAAGTGGGACACCAAGTTACCGTTGGACGACTTGTTCAGCGAATATGAACGGGTATTAAAAGACCATGGTGCGGTAGTCTTGTTTGGACTTGGCCGTTTTGGTGCTGAACTAATCATGCACGCGCCAAAGAAGATGCCGTATCGATACAGCTGGATTTGGCATAAAACGATGGCGGTTGGCTTTTTAAATTCTCATCGTGCACCTTTAAGAGCTTATGAAACCTTATATGTGTTTTACAAACACCTGCCAACTTACAACCCACAGATGAGATATGGCTTTAAACCATATGAACGACGTAATGATCCCAACTGTTCAAAAAATTATCATTCATTTGGTGTGACAATATCAAAATCAAATGGTGAGCGGTATCCAATTGACGTGATTAATTTCAGCAATGCTGATAATCACAACAGCGTTCATCCGACACAAAAGCCAGTTGATTTACTTGAGTACATTATCAAGACGTACACCAATGAAGGCGATATGGTGCTTGACAACACGATGGGGAGTGGATCAACTGGGGTAGCTGCGGTTAAGAACAACCGCCGGTTCATCGGTATGGAAATGAACGAGGAGTATTTCAAGATTGCCAAGGAACGTATTGAAAGCGTAGTTAGTCAAGAGGCGTTAGACGTTTGATGAAGTATCACTCCTTTAAGAAACAACCTCATTCAATGTAAAAGTCAGTCGAAAGGCTGGCTTTTTTATGTTCCCGGCACAAACTTATTGCTTCCTTATCAACGTGC